TTAATAAATCCTTGACATCATATAATAATCGTCTCCTTCCGGCCCCCACTGTTTAGCGGTGCCTTCAATTTTAAAGTAGCATACCTTAGCCCATCTTACAGCCAGAACATTTTGTGTACAAACCATGATTTGTAATCGTTTTATTCCTAGTTTGTTCACAGCATAGTCAAAAAATAGCTTTGCACCTCTATGAAAACGCACAGTTTTTTCTCTTATATCTGCGCTTGGGATAAGCCATGCCTCGTAAACACCAGGCCACATTTGCCATAATCCAAACATAGCGTATATTTTTTTTTGGTCCATGCCTGTAAAACAAAGGCCTTGACTTACAAGGTTTTCAAAAAGATTCATTCTAGCATGGTATAAGGCAATATTTTTTTTATCAAATTTATTTAAGGTAATTATATCAAAATGAGATTTATGCCATGTTACAATTCTTTCTTTTGGCCACTGCAAACGCATAATTGTATTTAGTTCATGCGGAGAAAACATCAAAATCTAAAACTTTAGCTTGTGGTTGTTTTAATTTAGAACCAACATTTTTGCGTACTGTCATGTCCCTATGCTCTCCTCCGCCTAACAAACAATATCCAGCTGCATCTCCAATGTGAGAGTGTTCGTTTTTATTGGGTGTACTACGATACCTTTCTTGACCAGCGCCCATAGATATTCTTTTAAAATGATAGCCTCCAGATAAAGACTTGCGTAATCGTTCACATTTTTTATTTACAAGAAAGCCTGGCTTACCATGTATTAGTCGTTGCATGGGTATAGCCATAGCCTCTCGCCTAACTTTAAAATCATTTGTGGCTGTAGGGCGTGCTACTATGTCCATAGTTCGCATGTGGTCAAATGCAGTGGTTTCATATATCTGGTCTCTTTGTTGGCCTGCAGGGTCTCCCCAAACCATAAATTGACACTTAGGAAAGTATATTCCCATCTCTTCTTTGAGCATGGTAACAAATCTATTTAAACCCATATCAAAGGTTACTAACTCATGTAAGATATGCCAAGTGCCATTTTTCATACGCTGTGCAAATACTGCAGCTGGCGTTAGACCAAAGTCAATCCCAACCTGTACCGGAATACCAGGCTCAACTTCTAAATCACTTGCCATAGTTGTATCATCATATTCTGGCCAAATAGGCATACCTTCTTGGACATAGGTGTATTTACCTTGAGCATAACATTTTATCCAGTCTAAATTTTTACCTCCGAGTAGTTGTTCATAATAACCAGTAGGAAGGTTCGGCAAATTTTCAGCTTGTGGATTTGTTCGCCACCATTTTTGACAAGCGTTTATAAATCCATGTGCCTCCGGCATATCCTCTGGTACATCTTGTATATCCATCTCAATAACACCTGGTGGCTGTTTAAAAAACTCCCAGGCATATTTACCTTTAGGTCTATCCTTACCCTCAGCTAAATGATAGTACCAATGGTCCGTATCGCAGGGGTTGCTATCTAAAATTACTCCATGCCAAGTAGGTCCACCATCTGCTTTGCTTGGGTACCTACCTACTCTGTGCGTCAATCCATCAATAACAGCTTTGGGTAATTCACGACACTCATTGACCCAGGCACCAGTCAATTCTAAAGATAAAAGTTTTCGTACATCTTTAGGGTCATCTAAGGCTAAAAAAATTATTTCGCAGTTTATACCAGCGGCACCCTCTTTGCTCGGTAAAGTGATATGATGCGTTATTGGTGGCGCATATTTTACATGACCCCATATATGTTCCGGCATCAACTCCAACCAAGTCTTGAGTGTGGTGGTTCGCAACATAGGGTGCGTGTTTCTTACAATAGCAAAGCGGCTATGTTTGATACCATCTCTTGGTGAAGGCTTTTGTTGTATTGCTCGTCTCCATAATTCAGCACAACACGCATACGACTTACCACTGCCTACCGGTCCCATGATACCTCGTACAAATCCTTTTGATTGCATAAAGTCTGCAATAACAGGACTGCGACTAAAATCTAATTTGGTTACAGAAGGTTTATCAGTCATAGCTGGCTCTACTGTGTAAAAATAGAAGTGCTAACACAAAACTCATAACACTCTTTGCAAAGTTTATCATAATCACTATATACCTCCGGATTACATGTTTGAAAATAATACATCTGCGTATAATTAAAATCCCTTTGACAATGGTCGCATTTTAATAATACTTTCATTTCACCATTACTTTTTTCCATTCTTATCCTCCGGCATTACCATTTGTATATCAACAACCGCTGGCTTATCCGTATCTTTTTCCGTATCTAATAATCCAGCAGACTTACTCAATAATTGAAATATACGAACCTTGTCAATCAATTCTACCTCAATTATATCCTCACCATCTTGCCTCGGCGTTATCTTTATTTTCTTGATAGCACTCAACGCATGTTCCGGTATCTTTTCTACATCTTTCAAAGATAACTGCTGGCCCTGCCAATCAAATATATCCGTTATCTTAGCCTTCGCTAATCCTAACATCTCCGTAGCAATACCATCTCGGTTGTCATAAATAATATCTGACCCCCTTATTCGCTTGCGTAGTTCTCCTACACCTCCAAATCTACGAACAGGGGGTACCACTCTCTTTGCCATACAACTACTTTACATCATTCCATGGCGCTTTTATAGCATTATCTGACCTAGAACTAAATCCCTGTCCCTGGTTTTTAGGTTTCTGCTCAAATAATCTTAGCCAAACCTCACCCTTTTTGTCCGGTAAAGGTAAACATTCTAACCGAATACCAGTTATCTTACCCTCCTTCTCAAAAGCAATCCCTAGATTCTGCCACCTAGTTACAGGTTTGCCTGTGTTATCATCAACCTTGTCAGTCTCTTTAGGTTGAACTACATCAAATATTTTCATCTTAACCTCCTTTTCTTTTCGTTTTGATGAAAACTCCAAAATATTTTTGTGTAACACCCCATACGATACGCTAGGGCCAGGGGCCATATAGGTCGTTTTTTTGCTATAACCCTTGCTGGCTGGGCGTTACAATTATTTTTTTTTGCTGCTGCCTGGCATATTAAATATTTTTTTTCTCCGGCAGCCGGTACATGATAACAAAGCCTGGTCGTTCCTGTGCAGTTTGTCATTTTACTTTCATTTTGTTGGCTGCATGTCTTACAATATCCATGGCTGTTTTGTTTTCCTGGGCCTGGCCCTGGGATTGTTTACGCTTTATAAAGTATTGAAGGCTGAAAGGCGGCTGCTGGTTCTTATCCCTCTTCCATTTTACAACGCCTGTTGCGTCCTTCTTAAATGTTTCAGCTGTATATCCTAGCCGTATCAAGTCAGCAGCATAATCAAACTGTTTCATGTCATATGTCCAGGCCTTGCCATAACATTCATGAAGTATCTGGTTATAAATGTTACAGATGTTTCTACAAGTATAATCTTCAATTTTCCCTTTATACTTCTTACTAGTTATATTAATGTTGTTATGTACAAGCTGGGCCTTGTGAGATTGTACAAGCTGCACCTTGTTTTTTTTCCCTTGTTCTTTATCTTTACAAGCTGCGCCTTGTACAAGCTGGGACTTGTATTTATGTTTTCTTGGCCCTTGTTGTTTTAATGTTTCCTGGGCTATTTCTTTTTCCAATTCTGGGTCCCTATCCTGGGCCGGCTGCATAGCTATAACATCTTCCAGGCTTTTTGTTACATCATAGATGACACGCCAAAGGGCGCCACGCTTGCCGTACTTCCGGCGCTTATCAGCTGGGCGCAGGCGTTCAATATAATTCCAGGTTAATAATCTTAACATATGTTGGCTTACGGCTTGCTGGCTGCATTGTAAAACCTTTGCTATATAAGTCTGGTTTGGGAAAAAAATACCGGTCCAGCTGCTAGCATGTCCGCAGCAAATAACAAAGCAGCGCAAGGTCATAGG